AGGAATATAATATTTTACCTCGTGTCACCTGGCGTTCTTTCCGGGAAACCGTCCGTCGCTTTATCACTGACGTGATTGGCGACATGCCTCTCTGGGAGACTAAGCATGCGAAAGTCATTTTTCCGAGTGGGTTCGATAACCTCTACGACTGGTATGACCAGGATGAGGAGACGAGCCCGAATGGTTGTGACTCTTTGCCTGCTGGTTTCTCAGGTGGTGCTACGACGAGTCGCAGACGTACTGAAAGCCACCCGGCCGGTAAGTACCTCGGTAAAGCAGACATCACTCCCGCAGCGGTTCCTTGGATGGAAGAAATTCTTGAAGAGGCCGCTGTGTGGAATCTGGATTTTTGCTGGGATGATATCCAGTTGGTCCAGGGGAATGTTCTGTTCACGGTACCTAAAAACACTGAGATCGATCGATGCGCTTGCAAAGAACCCGATCTCAACATGTACCTGCAGCGCGGGTTTGGCTCTCGGATTCGAGATAGCCTACGCCGCGTTGGTGTTGACCTTAACGACCAATCTCGTAATCGAGAGTTGGCACGTCTGGGTAGCATCGACGGGTCACTGGCAACGCTGGATCTATCCAGCGCTAGTGATTCCGTTAGCCACGAGCTTGTGTTTCAGCTCCTTCCGGAGCTTTGGTACAGCGCTCTCAACGCCGTCCGATCGCATAATACGATTATAGACGGTGTGGTGCATGTTAACGAGATGTTCTCGTCAATGGGAAACGGCTTCACGTTCGAGTTAGAGAGTTTGCTCTTTTACTCGGTTGCGCGTGCCGTTGCGTACCATGAGGGCATCAAGGGCGAAATCTCCGTTTATGGGGACGATATCATCGTTCCCTCAGGAATGGCCCATCTGCTTTCTTTTGTGCTCGGAGTTCTCGGCTTCTCGGTTAATCCGAAGAAGTCATTTATCGAGGGCTCCTTTCGCGAGAGTTGCGGTGGTCACTACTTCTGTGGAGAAGACGTAACCCCGTTTTACGTGAAGGCCGAGCCGAAAACGTTGGTGGATCTAATCCACCTGGCGAATCAGGTTCGGAAGTGGAGTGTTATCCGTGAAGATCAAGTCATTTTGGATCCTATCGGTGAAGCACTTTGGTGTGAGCTTATCACTCACATTCCTAAGCGGTTTTGGGGTGGCCATGACACTAACTTCAAAGGAAGCCTGGTGTCCTATTGGATACCGGACCGACCCAAGAAGTTGGTGCCTGATTCGATCCGGGAAGAACTCCCGGAGCGAGGACGGTACCTGTTATGGTTGGATCAAGG